CGGGTCTTGAAGCCAATCTTGGGCTGGAAGGTGTCCTCACCCACGGCACGAACCATTTGCAGGGGAACGTATGGGCAGTAGAAGAGACCAGCGTCATAAGGTGAAGAACCCTTATAACCAACGACGTAGTACTGATTACCTGAGTTGGTTGCAGTGTTAGCAGCAGCCAGGTTAGCAGCATATGGGTCGATGTAGACGCGGAACTTACCGTTGATGGTTCCAGCAAAGGTGTTGCCAGTGTCGTCAACGTTCAGGTTTGCGTTCAGAGCAGGGGTGTAATCCAGGATGCCTGCCATTGTCAGTGCCGAAGCAACGTCAGCAGAGCAGAGGATCATGTTGCCCTTTCCTCTACGAGTTCTTTGTGCGATTGCGTTAGCGTCGCGCTCGATTTGGAACAGGAGACCCTTGAACTTCTCAACACTCCAGCGACCGTTTGAGTCGATGTCGAGGTCGAATACACCAGCGGTTGCGGTGTTAGAAACAGCGCCTTGCTCAGCAACCTTGTAGATGGTTCTGATAACTTCGCGGTTGATTTCTGCGAGGATCTCAGTCGAAAGGATGTTAGCAAGTTCTGCTTCAGCGTTCAGACCGTGGATTGCCTTGAGGTCCTGAGCGAGTTCCAGTGAGTACTCAGCCTTCAGAGCTCTTGACTTAGCGGTAACGGTGACTTTCTCGATCGAGAAGGCCATCTCGTTGAACTGGTTGCCAGTGCCGTTGCCGAGGTTCTCAGCATCGCCTGTAACCATTCCTTGACCAACGTCATAGGAGGTCGAGGTTGCAGTACCGACAGGGTTCAGCAGCGAGGGGTTAGTACCAGTCTGTGAAGTTGTACCCAGACCAGCGTTAACGTCGGAGAATCCAGCGGTGAGGTCGAATCCGTCGTCCTGACCAGAGAATGCGGTATCTGCCTCGTTGAACAGTGCCTCAGAACCAGACTGAGTGCTGTAACGGGAGCGCATTGCGAAGATCAGTCCAGTAGGACCGTTCATTGGTTGAACGCCAGCCAGGTCATATGCGACCAGGTTAGGCATTGCGCGTCTGATCAGAGAGATCAGAACGGGGTCGAAACCAGCGACAGGGCCAGCGGCGGTTGCGTCAGCACCGAAGCCACCTGAAGCACCAGCTGCGTTACCAGCGTTGGTGGGGGTTTCCATCAGGTTGATACCTGAATTAAATGCTTGCTCCTCGCGGAGGAACTTTTCTTGGTTTTCCAGCAGGACTGCGGTTACAGCTCTTCTGTGGGAATCCTTGATGGGATCAAGGCCCTCATAGTCGAGAAGTGGACTCCACTTTTCCTGCAGATGTTCTGATTGGAACATTTGCTTTTACCTCGTTAAAAAAGATGTTTGTTTGAATTAATGTTAAATTCAGTTCTTTCTGAATGCGCCCAGGGATCTGAGATATGCATCCATGCTGTTGCTCACAGGAGCCTCAGTTGTGTCTACACCCTCAGAAAGAGTTTGTGGTGCTTCAGACTTAGCAGCAGGAGTTCTGGAGAAGTATGACTCCTTCAGAGTTTCCAGCTTTTCACGATATTCGTCTTCACTTTCAAACTCAACACTTTCGGCAAGTGAAGCGAGCTTCTCTTTCTGAGACAGTGCAAGACCCTCAGAAATCTCATCGAGGATAGAATCAGCGGTTGATTCAGCAAGACGCTTGTTCAAACCGATGTTCTTCTCAATCTGCTCGTTGAGTTTTTCTTCCATTTCATCAAGTTTTTCTACCATGCTCTCAAGAACATCATATTTATCTTCAGGGATTGATACATAATGTGCTTCAAAAAGTTCCTTCATGCCAGAGAGGAAGCTCTCTGTCATTTCGGTCTTAAGTCCATGTTCAATAACGAGGGAGTTCTCTGCGAACCACTCGTCTGCAACATACTCAAGATATGAATCAACACGCTCGGCAAGTGCTTCTTTTGCTTCAGAAACTTCCTCTGCGAGTTTTTCTTCGTATGCTGCTTCCAGTTCTTCTTTAATGGTAGCAACATTTGCATTGATTGCTGCTTCAAAGATGGTCTTTGCCT